GTATGGATGCGCTTCCTATCAATATTCGTGAGGTAAGAAGCTACGATCCCCTTGCAGCAACCCGCCGCGCCATCACAAGGGCAGCAGCAGAAATTGGAAGGAGTATGAAATGACAGGATTTAATTCTTAGCGCCAAGCAGCGCAGGACAAACTGGACGATGACGATGCACAGGTCTACATTGCAGAGTATGAGGCTGCTCTGTTGGTCTCATACCAAAGCGGTTTTGCCGATGGCAAGAGAGCAGCACAGCGCAAGCCGCTGACCGCAACCACAATCGGCAACATGATGCCAAGCACTATACCGATGGAACATGATGGCGCATTGATGGAGTTTGCCCGTGCCATTGAAGCCAAGCTAAAGGAAAGCAATGGATATTGAAGACGAAGAATTTGAGCGTTTCAAGCATGAAAAAAAATTTAAACTAGACAGTACATTTACCGCTGTTGTGTCCGACAATTATTATTGGATACCAATTGATAACAATACCCCGCAGGGTGTCAAGGTGCTGTTACTTGGCAGATCAGGAGTGGCTGCACTTGGACAATACATTTACCGCACGGGCGAAACACAATTTTGGACGCATTGGGCACCACTTCCACGAAAGCAATAATGACTGTATCGCAACATCCTAAAATTCGTAAACTCCTTCACAATTTCAATGATGGGTTGACAACAAAAGAAATTGCAAACGAATTATCAATGGACAATGAAAATATTAGAAAATCATTAAAAGAAATGCCCGACACTTACATTGATCGTTGGACAAAAGCACATCAAAAAAAACCTTCTCAAGCTGTTTGGTGCGCTGTCATACCGCCTAATGACTGTCCTAGACCCGGAAGTAAATAATGGATGATTTACCAAACTTTTCAGCTTGGGAAAGAACAACGCTAGATAAATTTGCTTTGGACGCTTACTTGCGATTGCAAGGTCAACAAGAAGCACTTGAGCAGTTACGTCAAGATTTGCGGGACGCTATGCAGCTGTTACGCAAAAACCCGAGTTCCTTGCTTGTCAATGATTAGTGCTTGACGCCGGGGCTTGTCGCTAATGCTGATGTGCGTCCAAGCGTCATACTCTCGGATGATTTGGTCATAGGGTAAATGCAGCAACGCCCTTACCACAGCGTCTGGAGCCATGCCAGGCACACGGAAGTCAGCAGCTAACCCTAGCCTATGGTGACTGCTGTCCTTGGAGCCTACAGCGTCATTAACGGGTTTGCTGCGGAAGGCGCTGTTAATCATCACAGGCTTGCCGCCTAGCGTGGTTTTCACTATTTCAAGAAACTCAGCCAACCGCTTGAGGTTTGCCAGCTCCTGTGCGTTAGGCGTGTTGTCTAGACTGCGGTGGTCGGTGTGCGTAAGTTCCGCAAGGCTAAAGTGAGGCGTCATTTTTTACTCAGCAAATCAGTCTTGGCCTGACTTCCGGCGCTGCTGCCAAAGTAGTAGGCAATAATGCCCGTCCAGGCGGTTCCCAAGCTGCCCAACATCATCAGAATGGCGGGGTTGGCACTGTCAATCTTGTTAAAAAACATCATTACCATGATGCTAAAGAATCCCAGGGTTACAGCACCAGCAAGTATTGGCGGCATCATTGACCGGGTTGCTGACTGCATATCCCGTGCGGATTTCCTATCCTCCACCTCCAGCTTCTCAAAGTTGAGGCCAAGCTCCTGCGCTTGCTTTTGCAGTTCAATCTCAGCCAGCTTGACTTGGGCAATCTGCTCTGCTGTTAGCTTGTTGCTGCTAATTAAGTCGCCAACTTTCTCGGGGTCAACACCAATAGCTTTGCTAATAGCTGATACCGCCATGCCAGCCAAAGGGCCACCCATTGCTGTGGCGATAGTTGGTGCAATCTGTTTAAGCCAGTCCATTATTTCTCCAATAAAAATGACAAGTTTGCATGGCGGGGGTACTGAATCACACGCTCACCCTCCGGGCATTTGTACTTGATCGTTGCCAGCAGTGTGGCTGTGCCGGGTGCAATCTTTTCTTTTTGCACCATCGTGAGTTGGTATGTAAACGTGTCAATCTGTGGACCCGCTGGGCCGCTGAACTTGCTCGCCGTAGTCGTTGCCTCATGCACCATGCCAGCGGCATCCCTAATGCTTGGGGTAAAACTCTCCACGGAGCAGTCATCCCGCTTTTTAATCCGGGCTACTGTCACATTGATAGGTTGCCCCGCCGCTGCCACAATTTTAAAATGCTCTGGTGACCACTCAAGGATAGCTCGGTCAAACCACCCAAACTTGTCTGCCAACGTGTACCCGCCGCCAATGGCTGCAATGCTGGCTGCGACTGCTCCAATGGCTTTGGTAAGGTCAATCATTTATCCCGCCTATTCCACATTTCAAATAAAGCCTTGATCTTCTCTTCCAGCACCGCCACGCGCAAGTCTAACTTTGCCAAGACGATAATCAAGGTGATCAGCGCCAGCAGGATGGGCCATGCTTTGGACAGGACTTCAAATAAATCCACTTCATCTGCCCAACGTCAAAGATGCGTAGACGATGGCTGCCATACTGACGATCAAGACGCCAGTAGTCTTCATAATCACGCCCTCAAGCCGCTTGAGCCGAGCGTTGATCTGTGCATACCTCTCGGCACACACCGCCTCATGGCTCGTCAATCGGATGTCTAGCTCGCTCATACACCCATCTTCTTTCTGATGTCAGTTGCGGAGATAGCGTGGGTGGCAGCGTCAAACACTTCCTGCTCAATCTTGTAGCCAACATCCCTGCCGTAGGTGATGTTCACCACATTTGGCACAAGCTGTATCTCGTACTGCCCTTGGTACAGGGGGTCTAGGTCACGCTTGATCAGGTCTTTTACCTGCTCTGACGCAAATGGATTGGAGCCGTTCCAGCCTTGGCAGTCCCTGATCTGGATGACCACTTGGCCCGTCTTGGCAATCGCCCGGTCAAACAGAGCACGATGCCCCGGATGCCACGGTTGCCAGCGGCCTAGCATCTGCACGGTTTCCTTCTTCCAGTCAAACACCGGGCGACGGCGTTGATCCAAGATATGGTTACCAATGAACTCGGCCCACTTTTCTGCGTTCTGCTCAGTGACCCGGAAGTCATATTCCTTCGGTGGAATAAATGCCTTGTTGGTATCGTCAAAGCGACCCTGATCAATGGTATCTACCCAGACAGTCCAGTCTGCCTTGAAGTTGTTCCGCATCTCCACCAGCGGGGCTACAAAGTCGCAAATCACAAAGTCGCCGGTGGATTTGAAGGCAAACTCAGCCATACGCAAGGACTGACGGATGCGGCCCTCTTTGCTGAAGTCCCAGTCGTTAAACCGCTTGCGGATGTCGTCAGCGTTGAACCAATCAACACTGCACTTGTAGGACGTAGGAACATGCTCAGATGCCCGGTAAGCAGGCATATGCTTCACATCCGAGTTGCACTCAAGGTACTTCTTCAGTGCGGTAGCAAGCATCGTTTTGCCGCTACCCGGCAGACCCATGATCAGGATTTTTTTCATTTGACTTTGTACAGTTGTTTAACCGCAAACTCGGGTGCTGGCTTACGCCAGAAGTCTTTGCCAGCGTACTTGTCCCACACTGATTTGGGTAGGATAGACGGGCGCTCCTGCCATGTTACCTCTTTGCGTACCGTGTGCAGGCTCTTCATGTTCAGCGCCTTGTCATACGTCTCGTTCTCGTACTCCACGTTCTTGAAGTTGTGGTCAAAGTATTGCTTGCCGATGAACTGGTACAACTCACGCATTACGCTTTCAGGTTTCTTGCAAAGAGATTCGTACTCCACCAGCATAATCATGTCGGGGTTCAGCAGCAAACCTTCTTCCAAGAAGTAGTAGGGCTTGACCACTTGGCCCTCTTTCTTGACATCCATGAGGGCATCGCACCGGGTTGTGACTGTCTGCCGCGCTTCATCATCGGTCAGGGTTGCACCGTACAAGGAGTTCTTGGCTGAAATGCGCTCAAAGCTGTCCAGTATCCACGGCAGGTCGCGCACACAGCAGATGATTTTGGTCTGTGGGTATAGGTCTTTTAACAGTGATGTCTTGGCAGTCCAGCCCCTGCTGGTGTCAAACACCGTGTTTGGCGTGACGGCTTTGTAAAACGCATTGAAGATGGACTTGAGGATATGCTTGCGCCTGCCTTCATCTATCAAGTGGTTGCTCTCGCTGCCCGTGATGACGTTGATGGTTGAGGTGACCAAACCTTGTACGGGGGACGAGATGTCGGCGTAGAACTCAGGGTTCTGGCGCAGAATAGCCGAGAGCAGGGTTGAGCCTGACCGTGGCAAACCGCTGATGAAAAAGAACTCTTTCATGCTGCTGGAGTCTGGGCAACCCAGTTGACCGTAGCCTCATCCCACTGATAGCGCACATTTCCGCCGTTCATGATGGCATCTGCTGGCCTTGCTACAGGTGCAGCCCAAGTCATAGTGTCCAAGTAGCCAACCCAAGATGGATAGGGTTTACGGGCTTCATGCTCCGTGACTTTAGCTGCGTTGAACTCTGCCTCGGTCAAGACCTGCAAAACGCCAGCAACGCTTGTGTCAGCATCGTCATCGCAAGTGCCGTAGTACCTTGGCGCACGGAGGTATGTGCCGTCAGATGCTGTTGGTACAGGCCAAGTTGATTGGTCGTGCCAGATGTGGGTGTAGCCCTTGACGGCAGGCATTGATGGCCCTGTGCGCTGCGGTTCGGCTGTGCAGACTATTTTGGTTACTGCGTCTACTTCGGTAATGCAAATGTACATTTTAATTCTTTGTATAAAATTTAAACTGCAACTCTGCGGATGGCGCGTACTCTGCGTGATCCATAAGTTGCTATTTTAGGTCCGCTATATTGGACGCCGTAATCTAAACTTTGTAAAACAGCGTATACTGCGCTGTTTTGTGTACTAGCCCAATAAGGAGAATCGGTAAAGGCTTGACTTCCGCTAGATGTTTTAAAATTGGCAGCAGAAGTTTGTGCAGGCGTACCCGCAGTGTAATTACTTGTTCTTATTGGAACTGCGTTGTTGTTTATTCCACTAGCAGTGTTATTAACGCGAGTTGTTGGTTTTAAATTATAATAACAAATTTCCAACTCATTTTTAGCTGCCATATACCAATCACTAAATCCACCAATTGTTAGACCTTTACAAAAGTAAGCTCCAGGATGGCTAGGATCGTTCATTGCTATACTATTAGCTGGCCCGTCAATAAGTGATGATGCACCAACTGTATTAGTATTACTAGTTTTCCATTGAATTGGCCCTGTTTGTGCAGAAGCCACTGGCCCCACAACTAAATTGTAATTAGCTACGCCAGTTTCCGCCGTAGAAATTTGTCCTGCATAAAACCCACCTTCATACGCATCACCAATTGCAAGAATTCCGCTACCATAAGTAGCACCAACAATATTAAGCATAATTCCACTCATGCTAAATTCCCCGTTATTACGGCAACTGTAGCTGAAATAAACAATATTGTTGCCATGCCTCTCGTAATTACACTAAAACCAGTGCTAGAAATATTGGTATCTGTGCCGCCTTTGTAAACGGTTATTACAGCGGAACAAGTGCAAGCAATAGTTGCTGATGTGTTGTTAAAAATGCTAACTACATCGCCGGCCGCAAACACAGATGCTGGAACTACAATTGTTCCTGATGTACTGAGCGCCACAAAAGTGCCTACATCGCCAGCAACTAAAGTATAACTTGCTGTTTTAGTGCCTGACAAAGGGATATTAAGATAACCTAATGTCACATTTGAAGCATTATCTGGTAGCGAATAAGTAACGCTACTTGCCGTGTTTGGAGATTGTAATGTGCTTGTACCTGTATTAGAGGCGTTGCCTTGAATTTTGATATTGCTCATATCATTTCCTTAATTAAACAATGAACCATTTTTGACCTGTGCCAACCGTTACAGCTATACCAGTGTTTACTGTTACAGGCCCAACGCTAAAACCATTTTTCCCAGCTGTAATTGTGTTGTCGGCTGAAATAACAATTTGATTTTCGTTAATTGGTGTTGCGCTGCCACCACCAGACGAATTGATTGTTTGATTGGGCCAAGTACCAGATACTGTGACATTAGTTCCTGCAACAATGCTAGGTGTTGTCGTGCCCGTCCCTCCGTTGGCAACAGCAAGCGTGCCAGCTAAAGTTATTGTTCCCGTTGTTGTAATTGGGCCACCGGATGTAGTCAATCCTGTTGTGCCGCCTGATACATCAACGCTAGAAACTGTGCCTAACCCAACTCCGACAGCATTTATAGTTTGATTAGGCCAACTTCCGCTTACTGTAACGTTTGTCCCTGCGACAATTGCAGGCGTTGCTGTGCCAGAGCCGCCGTTTACAACTGGTAAGATTCCGGTAACACCAGTGCTTAGAGGCAAGCCGGTTGCGCTAGTAAGTACCGCTGCTGATGGCGTCCCAAGATTAGGAGTTGTCAGCGTTGGGCTGGCTTGCATAACAAATGTAGACCCTGTACCTGTTTGAGCAGCTACTGTTGTTGCATTGCCAGTTGATGTTATTGGGCCAGTAAGATTTGCATTAGTCGTAACCGTTGCAGCATTGCCAGAAATGTTAATGCCAGCCGTTCCTGCTGCAATATTAGCTGCTGTTAGATTGGTTAAATTTGCGCCGCTAATGGCTGGAATAGCTGTCAAAGTTGTTGCATTGCCAACCGAAGTAACATCCCCTGTCAAATTTGCGTTAGTCACTACTGTTGCAAGTTGACTTCCATTGCCAGGGCCAGCAATTACCCCGCCAGTTAGCTGTGTGATTCCTGTGTCTACATCGGGCGGCGTAGCCCAAATACCATCACCACGCCAAAATGTGCTTGCAGTTGCAGATGTTCCTGAGTTGAGATTAGTTACCGGCAAATTTCCTGTCACGCCTGTAGATAACGGCAACCCCGTGGCGTTGGTTAACGTACCGCTTGCCGGTGTTCCTAACGCGCCGCCCGGTGTTAAATAATCAGTCCCTGCTGTTGCTGCGCTAATTGCTGTGCCATTGCCTTTGAGCAATCCTGTCACGCTTGTTGACAACGTGATTGCCGGTGTCGTTGACGCAGTAGCGACGGTTCCAGCAAGGCCGTTAGCAGATACAACAGATACAGATGTGACTGTGCCACCACCCCCGCCAGACCCGTTTGCAGCCGCTGTAATGCGCCCTTGGGCGTCAACAGTAATATTAGCTGCGGTGTATGTGCCTGCGGTCACTGCTGTATCAGCAAGAGCAACCGTTCCCGTTGTTGTGATTGGGCCACCTGTCAAACCTGTGCCGGTTGCTACACTAGTAACTGTGCCGCTGCCGCTTGCTGTCGAATTGACTGTTTGATTAGGCCAAGTTCCGGTAATTGATACATTAGTTCCTGCGACCAAAGCAGGAGTTGCCGTTCCTGACCCGCCGTTAGCAATTGGTAGTATTCCTGACACGCCAGTAGTCAAAGGTAAAGCCGTTGCATTGGTTAATACACCAGACGCAGGAGTACCAAGCGCAGGCGTTACCAAAGTTGGCGAAGTATTTAAAACAACAGAGCCTGTCCCTGTGCTTGTTGCTACTCCAGTGCCGCCTTGTGCAACTGCAATTTGCCCTGAAATCATGCCGCTTGTAACAACACCACTAGACCCTGTGCCAACGATTTCACCAGACCCAACAGGTAGATTTAGCGTGACTGTTGCTGCCGTAGACGGGCCGACTAAATCGACAGTGCCACCAAGCGCAGATTGAAATGTAATTTTTCCCATGATTTCCTTACGGAGCAATAATTAATTGAGAAATTGTCAGCGCCCCGGTGGACGGGTTGAATTTCAATTTGGTGGAACTGGCATAACTTGCTGTCAAGTTTCCGCTTGTTGCGTCAGCAAACAAAGGATATCGCACCGCATTTGTTGACACATCATTTGTAATTGTTGCATACGCGGTTGTTGTAAATCCTGATGGATTAGTTGCAGGATAAGCACCAAGTGCCGTAAGAGCAGTAGCCGCTGATGTTGCACCAGTGCCGCCGTTAGCTATGGGCAAAGCAGTGCCAGAATAACTGATTGTCAAAGTTCCAGATGTGGTGATTGGTGAGCCTGCTATCGACAAAAAAGACGGAACTGTTGCCGCAACACTTGTGACTGTTCCTCCACCGCCAGCCGATCCGTTTGACGCAGCAGTAATACGACCTTGAGCATCTACAGTTAAATTAGCAGATGTGTAACTACCAGCAGTAACTGCAGTGTCTGCTAGTGCAATTGTGCCTGCCGCCGTAATAGGCCCACCAGACAAGCCTGTCCCTGTTGCTACGCTAGTAACCGTACCCGTTCCAGAAGCTGTAATCCAGCCGGTTGCATAATTTGTGTTGCTGGTTTTTGCAAGCAGTTGACCGGTTGTTCCGCCAGTTGGAACGCCGGGGCCGGTTGCTCCTGTTGGCCCAGCTACGCCACGATCAATACTTACCGTTAGATTGTTTGCGTCAATGACTGTGACTTGCATATTTGCCATGATTGATCCTTAAACTTTGACAATGCCATCTGACCGAACTAAAAACATCAAAAAGATGATGCTATCGTCAGCAGGAGTTACGGATACGGCAGGAAATGAAATCTTAATGCGACCTGAAAAACATACGGGGTCATTTACGCCTATGCCAAGTTCTGCATCAGTTGTAAGCAAACCCCACGCAGAATCATCAATAGTAACTGTAAATGAACCTGACGCTGTAACAATGTTGCTTACAGTCAATGGAACGGCTGTTGGTGGTGGCGTGTAATTGCCAATGTCAAAAACCAAACCGTTGCGTGTATCAATTAGATTGGTAACTGTGCGCCGTAAAATTTGAGCATCAATTGTGACGCCTGTTAAATTAACGGGTTGTTGTACGCCTGTTGAATTTGTTGATGTAATCGTCAAATTCCAATACGTTCTTTGGTTGTAAACCAATTCACCAGCTATAACAGGATTGTCAAATCCCGATACCTGTGAAATCGTATTCTTACTAAATTTTGCCAAGATTGCTTCCCCTTGCTCGGGTGGTGACGCTCCTTGCTAACTCGCAAGGCTACGATTCTTGTATTGTAATTCTACGTCAAATCTAACCGCAAAGATAGATGCAAGCTACTAACACAGGTGTTGTCGTATCGGTAAATGACATAGCTTGCCTTGCTTTTGCTACTGTAATGTTTTGCACAATGTTATCAGATTGCTTCATCCCGACGCCAACAACAGAACTTGTCACAATCAAGTCACCTGCGATAATATTTCCTGATTCACCGCAAACATAAACTTGACCTTCACCAACAGCGTTAGCTGCACAATAATTGTACAAATCTTTGTCTAGTTCATATTCTGGATACATTACGGTAATGTTTTGCAATTTGCCGTCAATCTCTATCCATTCAACTTTTTCAATAAAAGCGGCTGGCTGTGCATTTGCCAACAAGCCATTATTGGCAACCATTATTCCAATAGGCACTTGATTGGCAGAAGCAGACATAGCCACTTCAAATAATGTGTTGCTGATATTTTTTGCAATGATTAATTGCACATCACAAACAATGTAGCCAACAGGAATATTTGCCGCAATTGGCACTAGCACATCGTGAGCGCCAGTGAATGGCCCGTAGTTAGTGCCTGCGCCATCTGCATAAAAATCATAAGCAATAGACGAACCAACAATTCCCGATGTAACTGTGCCGCCACCGCTTGATGCCGAATTTACGCCTCGAACAGCTTGATTACTGCCGCCAGTTGTTCTTGCAATGCCGTAAACGCCAACGCCTGTGGTTGTTGCTTCACCAACTACACCATTAGCAACACTTCCTTTTCCAAAAACACCTGCTCCATCTGTTGAAGTATTTGTTGATGCTGTGTTGTTTGCGTAAATTGCAGGAACTATGGCTGAACTATTAAAAAAACCTGATGCTGGCGAAACAGTGTTTGTACTATTAACGTAAAGCTGTCCCGTTGTGCCGCCGAGTTCAACCGTTAAAGTATTAGCAGTATCATAAACTTGCATCTTGTTAAGTGTGTAATCCATCAACACACGTTGACCGGTAGCTGACGTTTGTATCAAT